AGGCGGCGCGGTTCGCGGGAATTCCGGCGGCGCTCAAGGCGGCGCTCGGATCTGCCTTTGCCGATCTCGCGGCGGAATTGCAGTCGGCGATCCGCGCCAAGCTCGACGGCGCTGTCGTCACAAGCCACAGCGGCAGGCTCGCCGCGAGCATCACTGCCAGCTCGGATGAGTCATCCGCCGAAGCCGGCATCGACCCCGGCATCGCGCCCTATGGTGCGGCGCTCGAATTCGGCGCCTCGATCCCGGCGCAGCTGATCGCTGCCAAAAACGCCAAAGCCCTTGCTTTCGTGGTCGGCGGCCAGAAGCTGTTTGCAAAGCAGGTGAATCGTCCGGCCTTCAACCTGCCGCCGCATTCCTTCCTGCGTTCGACCCTCGCCGAGTTCGAGCCGCAGGCCGTGGCGCGGCTCGGCGCGGCCGTCAGCGAGGCGATCGCCTCATGATCCGCGAGCCGATCTATGCCGCGCTCTTCGCGTTGATCCAATCCGCGGCGCCGTTCGTCACGGCGAGCCGGCGCCTCCGGCATTGGAGCGATGTGGGCGCGGCGGAGCAGCCGGCGCTCTTCATGATCCAGAAGAGCGAGGCCGCGGAGGAACGCCGGCCCTTGCCGGTCAAATGGCGCGCCTCGGTCGAGCTCTATCTCTACGCGCAAGCGCCCGACGAAGCGACCCCGCCTTCGATGGTGATGAACCCGCTCCTCGATGCGCTCGAAGCGGCGCTCGCGCCCGACCCGGCGAGCCACGTCCAGACGCTCGGCGGGCTCGTGCAGCATTGCTGGATCGCCGGGCGCATCACGACCGACGAGGGCGTCTTGGGTGGCCAATCCGTCGCGATCGTGCCGGTCGAGATTCTCGTCAGCGGCTGAGCTTTCAACAGGAGGTTTCCTCACATGTTTTCTTTCGGCTCGGGCGTGCTCATCGGCACGCGTACCGATATCGCCAATGCGACACCGATCAATTTCGGCCTCGTGCAAGAGGTACAGCTCGATCTGCAATTCACGGCGAAAGAGCTTTACGGCCAGTATCAGTTTCCTGTCGCGATCGCGCGCGGCCAGGGCAAGGCCACGGGCAAGGCGAAGATGGCGCGGGTCTCGGGCCTCACCTTCAACAATCTCTTCTTCGGCGCGAGCCTCGTTCCGGGCCAACTCGCAACTGCCTTCGGCGAAGCGCAAAGCGTGCCCGCCTCGACGCCCTTCACTGTCAGCGTCACCAATGCCGGCCAATGGCAGGATGATTGCGGGGTCGTCTATGCGGCGAGCGGCCTGCCGCTTACCAAGGTCGCGAGCGCGCCGACTGCCGGCCAATACAGCGTCGCGGCGGGCGTCTATACCTTCAATTCGGCGGATGCCGGCGCCGCGGTGCTGATCTCCTATACCTACAATGTGACGGGCTCGGGTCAGCAGCTGACCCTCGTCAATCCGCTTCTCGGCACGACGCCCACCTTCCAGGCGCAGCTCTATACGAGCTTTCAAGGCAAGCCGGTCAATGTGAAGCTCTTCAACTGCGTCTCCTCGAAGCTGACTTTTGCGTCGAAGCTCGAGGATTTCGTTATCCCCGAGCTCGATTTCGACATTTTCGCCAATGCCGCCGGCAACGTGCTGCAATGGTCCTTCGCCGAGGTGTCGTGATGACGGCGATCACCCTGGCGGGACGCAGTTTCGCGCTGCGTCCGCTCACCCTCGGCCAGCTGCGCATAGTCCTGCCGGCCTTTGCGCGCGCGGCGGGGCTACAGCGCGAAGACGCGATCGATGCTGCGATCGACATTCTCGCCGCTGCCCTGTCGCGCGATGCGCCCGAGATCACGCGCGCGGCGCTGCTCGATTGGGAGATGCTTCCGGCCGAGCTCATCGCCGCAATCGATGCCATCGCGCGGCTTTCGGGGCTCGCGGTTCAGGAGCCTCCGCCGGGGGAAGCGCCGGCGTCGGCTGGGGCGAGCTTTACGGCCTCCTAGCCAGCGGCTGCGGCTACACCTGGCCGCAGATCGACGCCATGACGCTGCCCCAGGTACAGGAATTGCTCGATTATTGGCGCGCGCATCCGCCCTTGCATCTGCTCGTCGCCGCGGCGCTGGGCGTGACAGAGAAGCGCAGCGCGGAGGATTTCGCCGCGCTGGCGGCGCTCGCGCCCAACGGAATCCTCGCCGGCAAAGGTAGGGACTGATGGCCGACGATCAGATCGTGATCCAGATCATCGCGGATACATCGCAATTGGAGTCGGCAATGCGGCAGGCCGGCGCCGCCTGCCAGAGGCTCGGCGCCACGGCGACCTCCGCGGCCGACAAGAGCAGGCAGAGACCGAGGATTGGACGAACGCGTTCAAACCGCTGCAGCACGCTTTCGATCAATCGATCTCGGGCATGATTCTCGGCACCACCACCTGGCAAAAGGCGGTGCAGAAGCTCGGGCAGATGGCGGTCAGCGAAATGGTCGGCGTCGCTGACAAGCAGCTCGCGACTTGGCTCGGGAAAGAGCTCGGCATGACGGCGGCGACCAAAACCGGCGCCAATGCCCGCGATGAAGCAGAGCAGCAATCGCAATCCGGCCTGCTGGGTCTCATCGGCAATATGTTGCTGAAATGGCTGGGCCTCGAAACCGCGAAGACTGAATCGAATGCGGCCGGCAACACCACGCGCACGGCGATGGATGCGATAGCGGCAAAGCTCGCCGTCTTGCGCGCCTTCGGGCAGATCGAGGTCGATGCGGCGGTGGCGGCCGCCGGGGCGATGGCGGCAATCTCGGCCATTCCCTACGTCGGCCCAGCGCTCGCGCCCGAGGTCGCAGCAGAAACTTACGCGACGACCATGGGCTGGGCGACCGGCCTTGGTGCCGGCCTTGTTTCCGCCGCAGGCGGCATGTGGAGCGTGCCGGCAGATACTTTGGCGATGGTGCACAAGCAGGAATCGATCATTCCCGCTTCGGTCGCGCAGCCGATGCGCGACTTCTTCTCGGGCGGCGCCTCGGGCGGGGCAAGCTATGCGATCACGATCCAGGCGATCGACACGCAGTCGGGCGCGCAGTTCCTCATGAACAACGCGCCGCTCATCGCCAAGAGCCTCGCGCGCGAGATGCGCAACGGCAACGCGGCGCTGCGCAAGGCCGTCTGAGGCGCTGGGGGAGCGGGAAGCATGTCGAGCGCTGTCTTTCCCTCGCTTGCCGGACTCGGCTGGACGGTGATGCGCAGCGAGATCTGGAAGACGCGCACGCAGGAATCGATCAGCGGCAAGGAGACGCGGATCGCCGACTGGTCCTTTCCGCGCCACCTGTGGTCGCTGAGCTACGATTTCCTGCGCCAGGGCAATTTCGCCGGTGCCGCCTATGGCGAGTTCGCGGCGCTTGCCGGTTTCTTCAATCTGCGCCAAGGCGGTTTCGATAGTTTCCTCTACGCCGATCCCGACGACAATCAGGCGACGGGCCAGGAGATCGGCGTTGGCGACGGCGTCACGACGAGCTTTCAGCTGGTGCGCGGCTTCGGCGGTTATGCCGAGCCGGTGCTCGCGCCCAATGTCGTGAGCGCTGTGTACTTGAACGGTGTGGCGCAGAGCGCGGCCGCCTATACGGTGAACGGCTGGGGTCCGACGCTTCCGGGCACGCTCGTCTTCGACGCGCCGCCGGGCGCGGGCGTCGCGGTCGTCGCGGATTTCACTTTCTACTTTCCCTGCCGCTTTGCCGCGGACCAGCTCGATTTCGAGAAATTCATGGCGGCGCTCTATCAACTCCAGAAGATCGAATTCGTGAGCCTGAAATGATTGGCTTCGCACGACGCGCTCGACCTCGATTCGGTCTCGCGCTGTGCTACGCGGGTGCGCTCGCATGAAGCCCGCATCGACCGCGCTGCAAAACCTCCTCGCGAGCCGGCAATTCTATGCCGCCGATCTCTACACCTTCGCGCTCGTGGGCGGCGGCATGTTGCGCCTTTGCGCCGGCGATCGCGACCTCACCGCGAGCGGCAACCGCTTCAGCGCGCAAGGACCGCGCATCGACCGCAAGGACAACAAGGCCAAGTGCCATTGGAAGATCGGCGTCGAGGTGGACACGCTCGTCTTCGACGTGCTGCCGCAGCCGGGCGACCTGGTGAACGGCCAGCCTTTTCTGGCGGCTTGCGTGCAAGGCGTGTTCGATGGCGCGGAGCTGACGCTCGAGCGCGCCTTCATGAGCGTCTATGGCGACACCTCGGTCGGCACGGTGCTGCTGTTCGCCGGCCGCGTCGCCGAGATCGATCTCGGGCGGGCGGTTGCGACCTTCACGATCAATTCGCATCTCGAGTTGTTGAATCAGAAGCTGCCGCGCAATCTGTGGCAGCCGGGCTGCGTCAATTCGCTGGGCGATGCGAGCTGCGGCGTCGATCTCGCGGCCTATGCTGTCGCCGGCAGCGCCGAGGCGGGCTCGACCGCGCATCTCGTCAACGCCGCGCTCGCGCAGCCGAGCGGCTATTTCGATCAGGGCAAGCTCGGCTTCACGAGCGGCGCCAATGCCGGGCTGTCGCGTTCGGTCAAATCCTGGGTTTCGGGCACGCCCGGCGTGATCGCGCTGCTGGCGCCGTTCCCGCAATCTCCTGCGGCGGGCGATGCCTTTGCGATCTATCCGGGCTGCGACAAGACGCTCGGCGTGAATGGCTGCGCCAAATTCGCGAACACGGCGCGGTTCCGCGGCTTCCCGTACGTGCCGATCCCCGAGACGGCGGTGTGAGAGGCGATGAGCGAACGATTTTCGACATTTCTCTGCACCGCCGACGGCATCTTCATATGGCCAGGCATAGCGCTTGTCGGGCGGCGCGGCGCCTGCTTCGTCCGGATGGCGGATCAGCAGATCTGCAATCTCGCGGCCTCGCTGCACGGGCCCGCGGTCATCGGCGGCTCGCTCATTCCAACGCTCGACCAGGCCGCGCGCTTTCTCGAAGCGGGGCGGATGACGGCGGCCAAGGCCTGCGTTGCGCAGCTCAGGCTGCCGCCCTTGTCGCCCCAAGGCGAGATACTCATGCGGAAGGGCTCGTCGCTCTGGCAAAAGGAGTTTGATCCCGAGAAACATCCACGCTGGCCGGCCGGCTCGCCCGACAGCGCGGGCGGCCGCTTCAAGCCGAGCGATGGAAGCGAGCCATCGTCTCCTTCCGAACAGGCATCATATCAGGTTGCCCAAGAATTCCCGCCCTTCTTCGCGCGACCGCCGATCGTGCCCGAGGGCGAGCCGGAATTCCAGGAACCCATCCCGCGCTTGAGCGGCAAAGAGGGCGCCAAGGACATACCGAGCTGGGCGCGCGGTCAGCGTCCCTATGTCGGCGAACACGGCCGCGATTTCGCCAAGCGTCTGATGGATGAGAAATACGGACCTGGAAAGTGGAAAGAAACCTCGCCAGAATATCGGAGGCTTCAGAAGCACGGCGACCGGAATTTCCGCGATCCGAAATCGATCGTGTTGCCGAATGACGATGGCGCTTAAGGGAGCGCAACATGACGGACATTTACGTGCTGTGGCACTGCCGAACCGACGAGCAAGGCTGCGAGCATGAAAAGATGCTCGGTATCTATACGACGAGGGCGAAGGCCGAAGAAGGTCTCGCGCTGCTCCGCGACAAGCCAGGCTTTAAGGACTACCCCGACGGTTTCGAGATATTGGAGGGCGCGCTCGACGAAACGTATATGCTCGAAGGATTCATTACGGTACAGCCCGGCGAGTACTGAGTTTCCGGGTTACGAGCGTGCGATTTGCAACTTGTCCTACTGCTTCGTTCGTCCAATCGCCGATAGCACAGGCTGATTGCGATAGGGCGCGTCGCAGCCCGGCGTGTCGGGCCAGCGGCCTTGCGTGTCGGGCAAGAGGACCTGCCGCACATCGTAGCTTTCGGTGCCATAGAAGATGCCGACAAAGGTCGCGTAGCGCTTGCGGCCGATGATGCCGGCATCGACGATGCGCACCGGGAACTTGCCGCCGACGCTGACGATCTCTTCGTCCGCGAAGGCCTTGGCGCGATCGCGTTGCATCTTGCCGAGCCGGTTGAGGACGCCGGCGATGACCTCGCTGTCCGTGCCGACAACGAGCAGCTCCGGCAGGCCGCGATGATAATTGCCGATCGTGTACATGAAGGGCTGCTTACCGGGCGGATCGTGCTCGGTTAAATAGACCACCTGCACCGCCTGACCGCTGTCTTCGATCTTCGCCGCGATGTCGCTGCGAAGCTTCTCCCACAGTGCCGCAATCTCTTCCGACATGGGGCGCCTCTCGCGCTCGGTTGACGCGCGGCCATCCTAGCCTGCTTTCGTTTCAAGGACACCCATGATCGAGATCGGGGCCGAACGCGCCCGCGTAGTGGCGGAAGCGCGCGCCTGGCTGCGCACGCCCTATCATCACATGGGCCGGATCAAGGGCGCGGGCGTCGATTGCGCGACATTGCTCGCCGAAGTCTATGCACGGGCGGGCGTTCTGCCGAGCGTCGATGTGCCGTTCTATCCGCCCGATTGGCATCTCCATCGCGACAGCGAGCGCTATCTCGATTTCGTGCTCGCGCATGCGATTGAGACAGGTGGTGCAGCAAAGCCCGCCGACCTCGCCCTATGGCGCTTCGGGCGGTGCTTCTCGCATGGCGCGATCGTGATCGATTGGCCCCTCGTCATTCACGCCTATGCGGGGCGCGGCTGCGTGCTCGAGGACGCGGCGAAGGCGCATTGGCTTGCCTATCTCGGCGGCCGGCGCGGCGAGGCGCGGCAGAAGCGGCCGGTCAAATTCTTCGCGCTGAAGCGCTGGGCGCATGACATCTCGCAGCCGGAGAGACACTGAATGGCCGCGATCTTCGGCGGCGCCAGCAAGGTTCAGGCGCAGCAGCAGCCGAGCGTCGCCGGCTTGCAGATTCAAAGCTCGGTCTATGGCAAGGTCATTCCGCTCGTCTATGGCACGGCGCGGATCGCGCCGAACCTCATCTGGTACGGCGATTTCCAGGCGATTGCGCATCAATCGAATCCGAGTGGCGGCGGCGGCAAGGGCGGCGGTGGTGGCGGCGGGGGCGGCAAGGGTGGGAGCGGCGGCTCCGTCTCTTATACCTATCAGGCCTCGGTCGCGCTCGGCCTGAGCGAGGGTCCCATCACTGGCGTCGGCACGGTTTGGGCCTCCAAGACGGAGACTTCGCTGGGGGCGCTGGGTCTCGGACTCTTTGCCGGCGCTTATGCCCAAGCGCCTTGGGGCTATCTCAGCACTGCGCATCCCGACCAAGCGCTCGGCTATAGCGGTACGGCCTATGTCGCCGGCGCCGCTTATCAGCTCGACGAGAACGGGCAGCTGCCCAATCACAATTTCGAGGTGGAGGGATTTTTTGCGGGCACCGCGCCCGGACGGCCCGACGCCGATCCGAGCCGCGTGGTCGCCGATCTCTTGACCAATCCCTTTTACGGCGCCGGCTTCCCGGCCGCACGGCTCGGCGATCTCTCGACCTATCAGGCCTATGCGCTCGCCGCCGGCCTCTGGATATCGCCCGCTTATACGGAGCAGGCCGAAGCCTCGCAGCTGCTCGACGATATCGCCTCTTACACCAACAGCGCCTTCGTCTGGTCGAGCGGCACGCTCACCCTCGTGCCCTATGGCGACGCGGCGCTGACCGGCAATGGCTATAGCTACACGCCGCCCGTGGCGCCGCTCTACGATTTGGGCGACGATGATTTCCTCGCCAATGCGGCGGCGGGCGCGGCCGCGGCGAGCGACGACCCGGTGCTGGTGACGCGCAAGCGGCCCTCGGATGCGGTCAACGATCTGACGCTCGAGTTCCTCGATCGCGCCAATCAGTACAGCGCGAGCACGGTCGAGGCATCGGATCAGGCGATGATCGATCTCTACGGCCGGCGCAGCGATGCGGGGCAAAACGCGCATCTCTTCGCCGACGTCGCCGCCGCGCGGCAATCGGCGCAGCTTTTGCTGCAGCGCCAGGCGGTGCGCAACACCTACCAGTTCACGCTCGACCAGCGCTATATCCTGCTCGACCCGATGGACATCGTGACTTTGAGCGATGCGCGGCTTGGCCTCGACCGGCAATGGGTCCGCATCACCCAGATCGCTGAGAACGACGATGGCAGCTTGTCGATCAGCGCCGAGGACTATCTCGCCGGCACGGGCTCGGCCGCGACCTATTCTTTCGGAACCGGCGCCGGCTACGCGGCCGACTACAATTCCGATCCGGGCGAGACCAATGCGCCGCTCGTCTTCGAGCCGCCGCCCGAGATCACCGATACCGGGCTTGAGATCTGGCTGGCGATTTCCGGCGGCGCGCAATGGGGCGGCTGCAATGTCTATGTGTCCTCGGATGGCGACACCTATCGCCTGATTGGGCAAAAGCGCGGGCCGTCGCGTCAGGGCGTGCTCACCGCGGCTTTGCCGGCCGGGCCGGATCCGGACCGCGCGAATAGCTGCAGCGTCGATCTGAGCCAGAGCTTCGGCCAACTTCTGGCCGGGACCCAAGCCGATGCCGATGCGCTGCACACGCTGTGCTGGATCGCGGGCGATGGCGGCGCGGGTGGCGAGCTGATCGCCTATCAGCAGGCGACGCTCATCGCGCCCTATTGCTATGACCTCGGGGCGAGCGGCGGCGCGCCGGGCTATCTCCGCCGCGGCGCCTATGGCACGGCGATCGCATCGCATGCGGCGGGTGACGGTTTCGCGCGACTCGATGGCGGAATCTTCACCGTTCCCTACAGCAAGGATCAGATCGGGCGGACCATCTTCATCAAGCTGCCCGCGTTCAATTTGTGGGGCGGCGGTTTGCAATCGCTCGGCGAGGTCGCGGCGATCGCCTACACCCTTCGAGGTCCGCCACCGCCGCCCGCTGTTACCGGCTTCATCGCGCAGCAAAACGGCAATGTCGTGGTGTTCGCTTGGAACGCGATCACCGCGGATGGTCCGGCGATCAAAGGCTACGACATCGGCTATGCGCCGCAGGGCACGAGCGATTGGAGCCTTTTTCGGATGCTCACCGAAGCCTCGGCGGGCACCGAGATGACCAATGCGGATGTACCGCGCGGGAGCTGGACCTTCGGCATTCGCGCGCGCGACATCGCCGGCCAGCTCTCGCCCGGCATCGCCACCGCCGATCTTGTCGTCACCTCGACGCAACCCGTGATCTATAGCGGCGACGAAGCGCCGGCCTGGGCGGGCGCGATCGCCTGATCGCTGCCGCAGGCGGGAAAGGCATCGATCATGTCGGCCCTCCAACGGCGCGCGGCAATCCGGGTTGCGCCGCCGCGGCCCGCCCGCGCGCGCCGCCTGCGCCTCTCGATGCTCTTGGTTTGGATAGCGGGCGCTGTTCTGCCTTGGGCGGCGCTGCTTTTTGTCTTCTATCTCCTCTGCGACTGACGGAGCGCAAGCGTGACCCAGCAAGTGATCCGAATCTACGAAAGCCCGGCCGAGGACAGTTTTGCTGAATTGCTCTATGACGATATCGCGCTGACCTGCGCGATGGCGCATGTTCATGTCGGTGCTGCAGCCCGGCCTTTCGTCTCAACCTTCGTCATAAACGGGCAAGCCTTCGCGCAATCTTTCCCGCCAGGAACCGATGCCGACATCAGCCTGCCGGTCGCGCTGACGGTGGTTCTCGGCACGGGCCGAGGCGGCGCACCGAGCGTCTCTTTCCAAGGCTTCGACAGCGTCTTCTTTGGACATAATCCATGAGCTGGTCGAAAATCGCCGGCTCCGGCGGGATCGCTTCGGGAGGATCGACCTCGCGAACCAGCTTTGGCGTTGCCGGCAATGCCGTCGGTTCCGGGCATGTGGTGCGAGGCACGGTGACCTGGGGCGACGCGACGGTCGGCCATCTCACCAGTGTGACGGACAATCAAGGCAACAGCTACTCGATCGTCGACAAGATCGCCGACACGGCGGAGCCGCAATCCATCGCGAGCTTCTGGCTCAACGCTATCACCAATGCGCCCACCACGATCACCGCGCATTTCAGCCCAGGGGTCACCTTCGTCGGCATCGAATGGAGCGAGTTTTCCGGCAATGATTCCTCGACCGCGCTGACCGGCCATGGCGGCCAGGTTCAGCGCTCGCCCGGCACCGCGGCCGATGCGGTCAAGACCGGGACGAGCTTCGGCTCTTCCGGCGATTTGCGATCCGGCGGAATGACGACAGACGATACCGGTAGCGTCGTTGTCACAAGCGGGACCGGCTATACGACAGACCAAAACAACACGCCCGGCGGGAGTGGTCAGGTTTCGCTCGCGAGCGAATATTTGGTCGCGACCGGCGCGGCCGATGCGACCTTCAAAGTCGCGAGCAACACGCCCTGCATCACGGTCGGCATGAGCTTCAGCCCGGCCTCAGGCGGCGGCTCGTCGGGCATGAAATTTCGTCGCACCCTCTCAACGCTTGGGGCGCGCATGGGCTTTCGTCAAAATCAGGCGGCATAGATGGCAATCATCAAACAATCCACGACCTATACGCGCGTCTTCCTGCTGGTGCAGAGTGCGGACCATGTCAGCGGGCTCACCGGCGCATCGCCGACTGTCAACCTCTCGAAGGCTGGCGGCGCCTTTGCGGCGGCCGGAGGAACAATCAGCGAGATCGCCAATGGCTTTTACAAGATTGCGCTGACGACGACGGATACCGGAACCCTCGGCGACCTGGCGTTTCACTGCACCGCGGCCAGCGCCGATCCGACGGACTTCGTCGACCAGGTCGCTGCGAACATCCTCGGCGACACGCTGCCGGCCAATGTCGCGCAATGGAATGGCAGCGCGGTGGCCGCGCCCGCAAGCGCGGGCATTCCCGATGTCAACCTCAAGAACGTCGCCGGCAGCGCCGTCAACACCGGCGCGGCGCAGCTCGGCGTCAATGTGGTCGGCTATGCTGCGGGCGAGGATCCGGCGACGCTGGTGCTCGATGTGGCGGCCTCATCGCACAATTCCGCCTCGACGGTCGGTGCCAAGATCAACGCCGCCGGCAGCGCCGGCGATCCCTGGTCGAGCGCCTTGCCAGGCTCTTACGCGGCGGGCACGGCGGGCAATATCCTCGGCAATGTCGTCGGCACTTTGCTCGATGCGGCGGACGCGATCGAGACCGGCGTCACGCCGCGCCAGGCGCTGCGCTATGTCGCCGCCGCGCTCGCCGGCGTTCTCTCGGGTGCTGCGACCACGACCGTCGCAATTTCGGCGATCGGCAATGCGGGGACGCCGCGCATCAACGCAACCGTCGATGCCAGCGGCAATCGCTCGGCGGTGACGTTGTCATGACAGCTCTAAGCTTAAAGCTTTAAGCTTAAAGCCAAGAACATGTTCGCTCCCCGCTATTTCGCGCCGCGATACTTCGCCGCGCGCTATTTTCCCAAGCTCGGCGCGGCCCAGCCCGGCTTCGTGCGGCATTACACCGGCGTGCTGACGCCGCGCGGCGCCAAGACCGTCGATCACTATGCGCGCATCGCCGCGCCCGCCGCGCCGGTCCTGTCTCAAATCGCGGGCGGTGCGCTCGGCGCCGCGACCTATTTCGCGAAGGTCACGCTGGTCTCGCCCAGCGGCGAGACGACGCCGTCCGCCGAGGCGTCGCTCGCGGTCGCCACCAACGGGCTGCTGCAAGTCGGCGCGCCGGCCGCGACCGGCAATGCCATCGGCTGGAACGTCTATGTCGCGACATCGAGCGGCGCCGAGACCTTGCAGAACGCGGCGCCGCTCGCGCTCGATACCGGCTGGACCGAGCCCGTGACCGGCCTCGTCTCGGGCGCTTCGCCGCCGAGCGAGAACACGACCGGTTGGGACGTGTTCAATGTCTTCGTTCCTGACCCGGTCCCGTCCGCGCGTTACACCACCGACGCCATCGACACCGGTTTCGACGACGATCTGCGCGTCACATCGGCGATCGTCACCGGCCTCGGTCCCGGCGAAGCGGGGACGCCCGCGCTCGCTTTCTCGATCGATACCTGGCTCACCGGCGAGAGCGACCCTGAAAGCTTCGTTCCTTGGACGATCGGCTTCGTCAACATGCGGCACATCAGAGGCCGCATCGATTACGATCCGATCGTTGCCGGTGCGGTCTCCTATATCGCCCATCTCGTCCTCACGATCGACACCTCGCCGCGGCTCGAAAGCGGCGGCAGCTTCGATGTGGCGGCGGGCGGATCGGTGCTGGCCTTTCCGACCGCGTTTCACTTTCCGCCCTTCATGCCGGCGCCGAATGTGCTGTCGCCGAGCGGCGCCGGCTATTACGCGACCGCGACCAGCGTCAGCGCGAGCGAGGCGACCATTACCATCTTCGACCATCTCGGCAATCCGGTCGCGGGCACGGTGAGCTGGCAGGCGACCGGGGAATAGGGTCGTAGCAAAGCCGCGCAGGGGACAAGCCGCTTGATCGCCTTGCGATCGAGCCCGAAGGGCGCCGCGTCGCAGCGGCGCGGCATGTCCGTCTTGCGAAGCAAAACCAAAAAAGCTGTCAGCTTTCAGCTGTCAGCTATCCACAACGCGAGCTCTCTGCTGATGGTTGAGAGCCGATAGCTGAAGGCTTAAAGCTCCATGTCAGGAACCAATCCGGTCGGCAGCTGGGCGCTGCCGCTCTCGACGGGCGGCGGGGTGCAGGATCCGACGTCCTACAAAGCAAATATCGATGCGAGCCTCGCCGTGGCGCAGCGCGTCGCCGACGCCTTCGCGCCGAAGCCCGTGGTGCCGGCGGCGATGTC